GTGGTTGGGTTTGGATTCCAATTCAAAGATGCCGACAAAGGCGACAAAAGTGACGAACTGTTGTTGTTCGAGACAATGAACGCGAAATAATAAGTTTGGGTCGGTAAACTAATATCGATGAACGACAGCGTGGACGATGGCGTAAATGCCAGCGAATTCGACGATGTTTGCGAACCCCATGCCACCCATTGCGATGCTGACGGGCTTGAATAGGTCGTATAAAACAACGTGACTTCGGTGACTTGGCCGCTGGCGGGAATAGTGCAAGCCACATTGAACGACGGGATGGTGGCCGTTGGGCTTGTGCTGGTAACCGTGGGTGCGGAAAGCGCCGAAAAGTATTGCGGATTTGCCAAGCCGCTGTTGGGCGTGGGCGTGAATTGCGTAATGTTTCCCGTGGCATAAACGGCGGGGTTATACGAATTCATTTGGAACGATGCGGACAAAGTGCCATCGGCTTGCGCGATTTCCTTGACTTGCGTCACGCGGAATTGCTGATTGGTCCAACCGTAATTTGAATTGGTGACGGTGACGACATCGCCAGCTTGAACTTGAATCCCGGCATAAGTTGATTCAAAACTGACAATCAGGTCTTGGCGGTTTTGTTCAAGAACGCGATTTGCAAGGTATTGGGCGGTGACGCTGGAATTTATCAGGTCATAAGAAACCGTGTATTTGTTGACGGGTTCGTTGGGATACAGCAAACCGCTCGGGGTTTGTAAATTCACATAGCCGGGTTGGTCGCGGTTCGTGGCATCGTTGAACTTGGCCTCGACTTGGTTGGCTTGTTGGGTGATGTCCAATGCACCGACAGTAATTGCGCCAATGATGTTGGTGTCATCAAAGCTGAATGTGGGCGATATAACTTGGTTAATCACCACGGACCATAAACCTGTTGGCGAATTGTAGGCTTGCCAGCAATCGCAGCAAGTCATCATGATGTCCACGTTGTTTAGGATGGTTTGCCCTGTGTCCAAGACGCCGTTGAACCGATAGCGCGGAATTGTTTGAGAATAACCGTTGTAATCGGTGTAGGGAATCAAAACATCCGAATAAGTATTCAGCGCGGTGGCCGATGTCGAATCCACAAAAGACGGGTCAATCGCGCCGCCGTATACGGTATTTGTAAGGTAGTCATACCAAACATCACCGGGTTTCGCGCAACCTGCGCCATTCAAATAATGACTGACATGGAAGGTGATGGGTTGAAGGCTTGTCGTTCCCGCGGAATTGGCGTTATAGACCAAGGTGACGACCGCAAACGCTGTGCCGTTCATTTGACGACCGCTCGATGCCCATTGTTGGCCCGATGGAACGCCGTTGGCCGTGGACATGATGGCCGATGGCAGATTCGATGTGTTTACGGGCGTAATCGTTCCCGTGGCGCTGGATGTGTAAAGCGCAATATACAAATGGCCGCTGATGGTGGTGTCCACGTTGCCAGCCGCATCGGTCAAGCTGACGACTTTGGTTTGGTCGGTGCTGTCAAACGTAATCAGGCGGTCTTGATAATAAAACTTTGTCGTGTCATAGAAAAATTGACCGTTGGGCGAAATGCACGAAATCGCCATGACGTAATACATTTTTGTTTGGTCGGTGGTCAAGACCGCATCAACGAAACGCGCCCCGGTGAATGCGTCGCCATAAACCAAAGGGATGCCCGCGGTTGGGTCGGGCGGGACTTGCTGGCGAATGTTGTTTTGTTGCGATTGTGGAACGTTGGGGGCAAAGATGCGAGACACCACCATCGAAACGGCAAATGTAGCGGCCATTTCATAGGCCAATGAAGCGCCGCCAGTAAAGTATGCCGCGGTGACAATGACCGCAAGACTTAGCAATGATTTGAAAAAACCGCCAATACCGTTTGACATTTTTAATTCCCAAATTTAACGATTTGCGCCGGAACGGTGCTGGTGGAACCAATTACTTTGGAAGTGCTGCCTGTGCTGGCGGTGTTGCCAAAATTGAAATAAGTTGATGCAATCGCGGGTACACGGTCCATTGAAGTGTCGTTTGGATACAAAAACCGCCAGCTTGATGGGTTGGTCTTAATGCCAGCAATACGACTATCCAAAACCAAGCGCATCGATGACGATGACATGATGCAAGTGGCGACCCGTTCGCGTAACTTTTCATCAAAGTTTTCGGTGATGTTTATGTTGTTAATGATGCCTTGGTAACGTTGAAAAAACTGCAAGATGCCACCAATGGTCAAAAGCTGATTGTCTGAATCGGTGAATCCGCGCCAAATTGTCAGGGTTGAACCTTTGATATTTGAGCCAAGAATCAACGCAATATTGGAAGGATTAAGCCCTGTTATGGTCAGTTTGACGTCGGTGCTGGTGGCCTTCATGTCCGATTGAATTTCGGAAACGCCCATATACGAACCCATGCCAGCGTATGTCACGCCGCCAACGGTTATGTTGTCAGGTGCATTGCAAAAAGTATCGGTGAAACTGGAATTTGACAGCTTTACAAATTCAACATATCGAATGGCGTTTGAACTAAGCGCGGCGATTGTTGTTGTCATTTTTTTATCCTGTTACATATTCACGGAACACAAACGGGCCGGACCATTCGACAAAAGCGCCGTTTGTCATTGGGTTCAAAGTATAGGTCGGGCATTGCTCGGCCACTACGGTGAAGGTGCAATTATTTGCGACCGCGGTCAAAGTTCCGGTCGTGACCGTACCAATCACGGGGCGATTCAAGTTTACGCTGACGGTGCTGCCAGAACCACGCAGAACGTCCGCGGTGACTTTGTAGGAATAAGAACCCAATTGCAAGAAATCACCAGCGCGGAAAACCGCCGCCGTTGACGCCACGCTTGGCAGATTGCCCACGGTGATGGTTTGGCTATTAGCAGCCGGAACCGATGCAAGGGTCAGGGCTTGCGCGTCCGACAAGTTCAAGTCGCCCAAATACGCCGTAAACCATGACAACAAGGACGAATTGAATATGATGGTTTCGGGCAATTGGCGGTCTAAGTTGTCAATGCCTTGGATGATGTTTCGGACTTTGGGGTAATACAGAAAATTGTGCGGAACAACCGTAAACTGCCACGGAACCGCGGTCAAGTATTGCGCCGTGGTCATGTAACCAGCGCGAGTGACTTGTTGACCAACCATGCGGCGATTGTTCACCGTCATCTTTTGTTGAATTTCAAAGATTTGCTGGAAAGCCATTTTTATGTCCTTGCGCGGTTGGTTGCCAAGTTCTTGGTGGCGTATTGGTTAGCCGCCCAAATCGCCTGTGAACTACCATATAGCCGTTGTTCAAACGATTGGGTGTCAATGGCTTGAATGTAGTTGTTCGTCACGTTGTTGGTGGTTGCACCGCCCAAGCCGCCCAATTTGTTGTTGGGGATAATTGTTCCCGATGTTTTGGGGATAAACAATTCCGGGCCTTGTTCGCCAACCAATGATGCCTTGCCAACGGGTGGGTCGCCACCGTCTGCAAATGCCGCGCCAAGGTCCGCGCCTGTGGCCGTTCCCATGTTGACGCTGCCACCGCTAAACAAGCTGGAAAAACTAAAGCCACTAATCATTTTGCTGATTTGTGCTTCAATCCGAATTTTGATAATGTCTTGGATGATGCTTTGCGCTAAAGACCTGAAGTTCAATTTGCCTGTGGTGACAAACTTTTCCAATGCCGATGAAACATCGTCAAAGGCGCGTTTGCCCACATTTGCCATGGTGTCGGCGTTTTCTTTGTATTGGGCAAATGCTTTGTCCCAACCAAACATAAAACTTTCTTGCAGCTTTTGATTGGCTTCAACGGCTTCTTGGCTTTTAGCAATCATCACCGAATACACATCTTGGATTTTGGCGCGTTGTTCTTCTAAAACTTTTAACAATGCTTTGCCGCTTTCGGTGGTTTTGTCCACGCCTGATTCGCGCTTGTCAATGTCGTTTAAGGCTTTGTTTCGAGCTTCGACCACCTTCATCAACTCATCGGCCATTTCTTTTTGATTCTTGGTGGCATTGTTGTCTTGCAGCTTGGTGGTCAGAATCAACAAACTGGTGTCAGCTTGCTTTTGATATAAAGCCGCTAGTTCTTTGGCAGAATCAATTTGTTTTTGATTTGAAGCAATGATGTTTCGATTAACCGCGTCAACGGGCTTGGCTTCGGGTTTTTTCTGATTTTCTGCGCCAATGTGAAAAATCTTGTTTTGAAAGTCAACATCTTCTTGCAGCCGCTTTTTAATGCTGTCCGTCATCGCCGTAAAATCGGTGGCAATTTCTTTGAAATTCAGCGTGAAAGCGTCTTTGATGGCCGACCCAAGAAATTTAGCCATATCCACCACGGTCATGATGGAAGTGACAAAACCTTTTACCAACACGGCCACAATGTCAGCGCCAGCAGAAAGCAAATCAAAAAAGAATTGCAACGCGGTTCCGTCTTTGTGTAAGACCTCATAAAGTTCCAGCAATTGCGGAATGACCGCATTGGTAAAACTCAAAGTAAATTGTTTGCTGGCGGCGTCCAACTTCAAAGAAAGTTCGTGCGCCTTTTCCACGGCTTCTGAATACTTATCCATTGACCCTTTGCCTTCTTCAAGGTCATGAGCCAATCCATTGATGTCCACGCCTTTGATGCCTTTGCCAAGGGTTTGCATTGCCAAGCCATTGCGTTCGGCGGCATCTTTCATTTTTGCCAAACCGTTGATGGTCTTTTCAAACAAATCTTGGGTGGATAAATGCGCCAAATCATTCAGCGAAACCCCAAGACGGGCAAATGATTCTTGGGCTTTGGCGTTGCCTTGGGCCGCAGCTTCTATTTTTTGACTGAATCCAGAATAAATTTTTCCGGTGTTTTCAGCGTCGCCGCCGTTTTCTTCAAGTGCTTTGGATAGTTCAAGAACGGATGCAACCGCAACATCGTTGGCTTTGGCAGTCGTCACGATGGTGTTGGCATACTCCATCGCTTGTTTGGTCAGTTCCGCAAAGGCAGTAACTTCGAGAATCTTAATGAGACTCTCTTTTAACTCCATCGTTGATTGTTTGGCTTCCGAAATGCCTTTTTGGAATTCGGTGGTGTCAAGCCCCAATTGTGCGCCAAGACCTGCAACAACGTTTGCCATTTATTTACCCTCAAAAAGATGGACCGGGGCATTCGGACTCATCAGCGCAAACGCAATCAGCTTTTCAGAAACCAATGATTTCTTGGTTTCCGGGTCTAATGGCGGGTAGATGTAGTCATAAGCCTTGCCGATTATATCTGCCAGCTTATACGGTGACGACCCTTTTGACAACATCTTGTTGAATTGTCCAGCGGTCAATGCGCCAAGGACTTCCAAAACGCCTTGGTTGCCAATTAAACCATCGGCATACATGACGCAAATGTCATTGAACGTTGATTCGTCTACCGTGTCAGGGTCGGTTCCGTGTGCGGTCAAATAGGCTTTTACTTGACGCCGGACCGACCCAACTATTTTCCCCGCGTGTTGGCGTATCCGGGGGCAATTGCTTTGTTGATTTCTTCCAGCAATTCAAGTTGCACCGAAAAAGGGAATAGTTCGTCAATTTCCTCATACGTCACGGTGGACATATCGAAATCTTTGTTTTCGGGAACAAGCAAACGCACCATTTCGGTGATGCGGTTTTCAGTCTGAACTTTATTTCTGGCGGTCGATTTTAAGGACGTCCCTTTGATAAAAATGTCATCACTTTCGTAAGTAAC